CCTTAGTTCAAGACCACTAGCATCTATACCTACGAGCTTATATCCTTCGGGAACAGTCCAACAAGAACGACACTCTTTACCATAAGGACTACCTAAGTTTGGAACTTGAGCCATGTTAGGACCTCTGTGCGACATTCTACCTGTGATAGTTCCATTAGGTATAACTCTACCATGAACTCTGTCATCCTTAAGCTCATCTATCCATGATGATACTTGAGCTATACGCTTTTGATATAGAAGGAAGTCAGCTATAAGTTTAGCTTCTTTGATATGTTCAATCTTTTTAAGAGTAGCCTCATCAACAATAGGTTGTCCAGTAGGAGTAAATCTTTCTGGTCTCCATCCAAAGTCTATAAGATATTCGCCTATCTGTTTACGACTACCTAAATTAAACTCAACTAATTTCTTACGCATAAAAGGTTCGTGATTGTTTGATGCAATTACAGTAGCATACTCATCATCTGTCAAACCTCTTTTACTTAAGTTGCCATCTTTTTTAATGTAAGGAGTTATAAGTTTTTCATCAATCCATTTAGGTTGAAATGTTTTCTGTACCTCATCTTCAACATCTGCCATCTTTTGTTTTAGCTCTGCTAATAAAATCATAGCTTGTTTGTGATTAAAATAAAAACCATTCTTTTCTTGTTCTAACATTATTGCAGAAACTTTATGTTCTAAATCTACAGATTGTTTACTAAATCCTCTACCTTCGTTAAGTAAATATTTATATACAGTTTCATTTAAGATTACATCTTGCTCACAGTAGTCAAGCATTTGTGGAGAATAGTTTTCAAACTCTGGTTGTTCCTGTTTAGGACATGATAGTTTATAACCCCATGTTTTAAGGCTATGTCCATTTTCTCTTATTGGATTATAAAGTCTTGACATGACAAGAGTATCTATTATCTTGCCTTCGTATTTAAAGTTATGAAGTTTTTGAAGCACCGGTAAATCAAAACCAATTATGTTATGACCAATTACAGCATCTGCTTGTTGTAAAAGATTAAGAGCATCTTCTATTTCGTTTGGTCCAAACTTTTTAACTATACCATCTACTTCTTTTGTTACTATGCACCATACTCGTGTTGCATCTAAGTCATCTGTTTCTATATCAAATACTATTTCAGAAATCTTCTGCATGAAATGTCTCTTCCTCTGTTACTTCGTGTAGTCTGCCTGTATCAATGTCATATCTTAGACTACAAGCCATGCCTGTATCTCCTGTATATCTTGATTTTAACACACGAACTTTAGTTATGTTAGCTTCTTCTGGATTTTCTGCCTGTTGATTTCTTTCAAGTGCTATTACACAATCGGACAACTGTGCTATTCCTTGCGAACCTTTAAGATGTGAAAGAGAAACTTCAATACCTTTCTCATGTCCTCTGTCTCCTTGTGCTCTTCGTAGATGAGATACCAGTATCATCCCGACACCTGTCTCCTCTACTAAACTTCTAAGTCTATTCATTAACATATCAATGCCTCTTCTTTCATCGCCTTCCGTGAGTACATTTACAAGCATGTGCAAGTGGTCAACTACTACCCAATCACATTCACATCCAACAATAATATATCTTAACTTAGAAAATATTTCATCAATGTCTGTAGCTCCTAAGTGTGCATGAATAAATACTCTACCTTTTTGTATTGCTTTATCAAACAAATCCTGTAGTTCATCATTACTGTAGTTCTCTCTTTTCTCAGAAAGATAAATCCTATCATTAGCTTCAATAGATACAATACCATCTGCTGTTCGTAACCAGTTTTCTTCTAGTGCTATGATACCTACATTGTCTTTAGTATTCTTAATGAGATGATGTTCAAGTTCTCTAGTCACACTAGACTTACCGAGACCTGTACCACCTGTCAAAGTAACTAGCTCTGCCTTTCTCATTCCATATAATTTTTTATTTAATCCCTCCCAAGGATAAGCAATACTTTCTTTTACTTCTCTGTTTAACCAATCATCTTTCTTACTTGATAAGTCTACGATTCCGGAAGGTGTATAAGTTTTAGCTTCCCACCATGCAGTAGAAAATTCTGAAAACTTTTTCTTTGCTAACATTTCATTAGCATCTTTGTACCCATTAGGTAAATTTATAATCTTTGCTTTAGATGGTTTAAGTATTCTAGCTACCTGTCTTGATGCTTCTATACCTGCTTTGTCATTATCAAAACAAAGAACAACATTATCAAATGATTCTACAAACTCTATGCTTTCTCTTATATCTCTTACTGCCGATGAAGCCCCTCGTTTCACAGATACTACACTAGACTTACCTTGCATAAGTTCATAGACTGCCATAGCATCACACTCTCCTTCAGTTATTGTAAGATACTTACCACCTTTGTTTCTATAAAGTTGTTCGCCAAACAATCCTGTACCTTGAAATGTACCATTGCATGAAAAGTTTTTGTTGTCTACATATCTAGTCTTAGTAGCAACTATTTCACTACCATTATGAAATGGATAGATGTGTTGCTTGACTTGACCATTGTGGTCTTTGATTACTTTAACACCAAACTTTCTAGCTGTAGCTTCAGTTATATTTCTATCTGTTAAAGGTGCGTATATTCCTGTGTAAGAATTAAGAAAGGAAGTTTCTGGTTGTTTCATCTCTACTATTGTAGAGGATTCATCAGCAGTATCATAGTCTGGAATGAAAGCATTACAGCTAAAACATTTTGCTGAGCCATTATCATTAAGTGAAACTGCATCACTACTGTCGCATTTTGGACAGGGCAATTTGTGTTTTACAAATTTTGTATTCATATTCTATCTCCTGTAAAAAAATTGTGGCTAGTCACATGGTGGTTTAGTTCTCATTTGTGTTTTATCCTTAACCTTATTGTTTCTATGTCCCCGAATTTAATCTAGGATTTATAATAGAAAGCAAGGCTTTTACAAAGGCTCACTCCTAGCCACTTGATACTTTATTTTTTATGTAGGGATAGCAAACATGTCCACTTCCCAAGTAGTCGCAAAGGATAGTAAAGTATCAAAACTATTCCAATGTGACTATCATTTGTATATTATATTACGATACCTCGTTTAAAGAATCATCTTCTGTTGAAGAATCATCCTCGGTCATTCCCTCTTCAGGAATTTCTTTCGTAGCACCACCATCCTCTGTTGGTGTTTCTACTTTTTCTACTACTGCTTCTGCACATTCTTTTAGCACAGCTTCTAAATTATTTTGATACCCCTGTACAGCAAAGTTTAAAGATTCTAATATTATATTAACAGTCCCTACTTTACTGATAATAATATTAGCTTCATTCTTTTTTGCATCATCTGTTATCTTGGCAGTATCATATATAATATCGCCACTTTCATTTTTAATTGTGATTATCATTTAAAATTCCTCGTTGTCATCAAAAAATTCAGAGCCATCTTCAGCTTTGTATTCAACAAGCTCAATAACTTGAACCCCTTGTAAGTCTAAACTTTTACCAGACTTACCGGCATACTCCCAGTCATACTCACTACATTGAACTCTAACCTTAGAGCCATTACCTACAGCTAAATTAATGTCTTGCTTATTAGCATCAATCAATCTAGGTGCATTCCTAATCATTCCATTAGGACCATTAACCTTTCTCTTGATAACTAAAGCCGGACCTTCATTCATCTGTTTTACTGTATGACCTTTACTTGCAAAGTCATCAGCAACTTCCTGTTCCACTACTAAATTAATAGTGTATACGGGTTCAAAAGTTGTATTAGGTGTCTTAATACTAGCCCAATACCCAGTTCCTTCTACTATCATATTTACCTCCTATGATATTAAGTTATTAAAGTGAGAGTTGTGAGCCAACTACTCTCGGAGTCGTGGTCAAACCAAACCTACATCAACATGGAGATAGAGGGCTTGTTGGTTGCTCTTTATTTAATTGTAACATTAATTATCTAAAGTAGATACTAAATCATCTAAATTATCTAAATTAATATCGCCCAATAATTCTACTGTAAATGTCCCATCTATTTCATACATTACACTATGGTCCACACTAATATTCTTTTCTTGTTTAATCTTATCAATCATAGAAGTAAACTCTCTATATTCATCCGTGTTTAAATTTGCCTTCATACTTCTACTTTAAATGGAATGTAACAATCTGTTACAGTCATATCTGTAGTAGGTATAGCATCATTAAGATATTTAGTTATGGCTCTTAGTAATTTACTACTAGCCTTACCTTCAATGACTTGTATGTTTTCTATACT